CGCTGCTACCATGGCAACAGCAAGTCTGGGAAGACCCTACACGCTTTAAGATAGTAGCAGCAGGTAGACGTACAGGTAAGTCTCGTTTAGCGGCATGGTTGTTAATTGTTAATGCTTTACAGACTAACAGAGGGACTGTCTTCTATGTGGCTCCAACTCAGGGCCAAGCCAGAGACATTATGTGGGAAACTTTAATGGACTTGGGGCATCCCGTAATAGCCACCAGTCACATTAATAATTTACAAATAAAGTTAGTCAATGGGGCTACAATAAGCCTCAAAGGTGGAGATAGACCGGAGACAATGCGGGGTGTCTCCCTAAAGTTTTTAGTCTTGGATGAATACGCAGACATTAAACCTGACGTATGGGAACAAATCTTAAGACCTGCTCTGGCTGACCAAAAGGGTCATGCCTTGTTCATAGGTACGCCTATGGGACGTAATCACTTCTATGATCTGTACAAATATGCAGATCTAAGTGATGATGTGTCTTACAAAGCATGGCACTTTACCAGCTACGATAACCCTCTGTTGGACGATGAGGAGATAAATACAGCTAAAAAGTCAATGTCCAGTTATGCCTTTAGACAGGAGTTTATGGCCTCCTTTGAGGCTAAAGGCTCCGAGATGTTTAAGGAGGACTGGGTACAGTTTGCCGACAGTAGACCGGAATACTTTGACTGTTACATAGCTGTGGATTTGGCGGGGTTTCAGGACGTAACTAAAAAGAAGTCTAAGAATAGTCGTCTTGATAATACAGCCATTGCAGTTGTCTTTGTAAATGAAGACGGTTGGTACGTAGAGAATATTATATACGGTAGGTGGACTTTAGAGGAGACTGCTCAGAAGATCTTTCAGGCCGTTAGGGACTATAAGCCCATCAGTGTAGGTATTGAGAGAGGTATCGCTAAACAGGCGGTTATGTCTCCCTTAGTGGACATGATGAAGCGTAACGGTTTCTTTTTTAGAGTGGAAGAGTTGTCCCATGGCAACCAAAAGAAGACTGACAGAATCATGTGGGCCTTACAGGGCAGGTTTGAGAATGGTATTGTAAGTCTCAGTAAAGGAGAGTGGAACAGTCGCTTTTTGGACGAACTGTTTCAGTTTCCAGACCCACTGACTCATGACGACTTAGTGGACGCTTTAGCCTACATAGACCAGTTAGCAAAGGTTGCTTACGCTGGGGACTTTGAGCAGTACGACGAATTTGAGACTTTAGACTCCGTAGCAGGATATTAAAATATGGAAGATTACAACGAAGACAGCAAACCCCTAATGATTCAAGAAGCTCTTGAAGACTGGGTTATCACTAAATGTGATGATTGGCGGGATCACTTTGAAGCCAATTACGCACAAAAGTTTGATGAATACTACAGACTTTGGAGGGGTATCTGGGCACAGGAAGATGTAACCAGAGAGTCCGAAAGGTCTAAGATTATTAGCCCAGCCCTACAACAAGCAGTGGAGAGTTCCGTTGCAGAGATTGAAGAAGCGACATTTGGTAGAGGTAAATTCTTTGACATCAGGGATGATTCTAATGACCCTGACAAAGCTGACATTGTTTATCTCCGTACTCATCTGCATCAAGACTTTGAGAAGACTAAAGTTAGGAAGGCCGTTGCGGAGTGTCTTATCAATTCCGCTGTCTTTGGTACAGGGGTTGCTGAAGTTGTTATCTCCGAAGAAAAAGAAATGAAACCAGCCACCCAGCCTATTATGGGTGGAGACTTGACTGCTGTAGGGGTAAACATTACTGACAGGACTGTGGTTAGCCTACGTCCCGTAATGCCTCAGAACTTTCTAATTGACCCCGTTGCTACGAATGTGGATGAATCTCTGGGTGTGGCTGTGGATGAGTTTGTCTCCGCACACACCGTAGAGCAGCTACAGGAGACTGGAGTCTACAAGAAGTGTCACATCGGCACAGCAGCACCGGACTTTGACATTGAGCCTGACCAAGACCTAACAACGTACTCGGACGATAAAGTACGCCTAACTAAGTATTACGGTTTAGTTCCTACTTACTTATTACGGGACGCACAGGCTCAGTTGGCACGTTCCGAAGACAGTGATGAGGAAGAAGAAATTGTAGCGTTGGGTGAAGACGGTGGTATGCTCAACGATGAGGACGAGAACTACTACACTGAAGCCATTGTTGTTATTGCCAACGGTGGTATTTTGTTAAAAGCGGAAGAGAATCCTTACATGATGGGCGACAGACCCATTGTGGCTTTCCCATGGGACGTAGTACCTTCACGTTTCTGGGGCAGAGGAGTCTGTGAGAAGGGCTACAACAGCCAAAAGGCATTGGACGCAGAGATCAGAGCACGTATAGACGCTTTGGCCCTCACAGTGCATCCTATGATGGCTATGGACGCTACACGTATTCCGAGAGGGTCTAAACCGGAAGTACGTGCAGGTAAGCTTATCCTGACCAATGGTAATCCTGCGGAGATCCTACAACCTTTCAACTTTGGGCAAGTCAGTCAGATCACCTTTGCACAGGCTGACGCATTACAGAAAATGGTACAGACCGCTACAGGAGCCATTGACTCAGCGGGTATAGCAGGGAGTATTAACGGTGAAGCAACGGCTGCTGGGATTAGTATGTCTCTTGGTGCTATTATTAAGCGCCACAAGCGTACATTAATTAACTTTCAGGAATCTTTCCTAATTCCCTTTGTAACCAAAGCTGCACACAGATACATGCAGTTTGATCCTGAAAACTACCCTGTTGCCGACTACAAGTTTAACGCTACGTCTACTTTAGGTATTATGGCCCGAGAGTACGAAGTCACACAGCTTGTACAGTTGCTACAGACTATGAAGGCAGACTCACCTTTGTACAGTGCTTTGATTTCAGCAATCATAGACAACATGAATGTGTCTAACCGTGAAGACTTGATCCAACGCTTAGAGCAAGCCGGACAACCCTCACCGGAGCAACAACAGGCACAACAGGCTGCACAGCAAGCCGAGATGCAGTTTCAACAGTCTCAAACAGCGGCTCTCTCAGGACAAGCTCAGGAGTCTCAGGCAAGGGCACAGAAGATTGCTATGGAAACACAGCTTATGCCTCAGGAGCTTGAGATTGACCGCATGAAGGCTGTAACGACTAATCTTAAAGCAGGAACGGAGGACGACAAAGAGTTTGAACGGAGACTTAAAGTAGCCGATATGTTGTTAAAAGAGAAGGCTACTAAAAAAGCTGCACCCAATAACACTATCCCAATGCAACCAAGAGGGCCAAATGGTCAGTAACAGAGAACTGGAAGAAGTAGTAGCACAGATTAACCGTAACTTTGATTTAATATTTAGTAGACTGGAGGCTTTAGAAAGTGTCAACGACGAAAGACCCAAGACTAGCAAGGGCGGGAGTAAGCGGGTTCAACAAGCCGAAGAGGACTCCTAACCACCCCACTAAGTCTCACGTAGTAGTTGCCAAAGAAGGTGACAAGGTTAAAACTATTAGGTTTGGACAACAGGGAGTCAGCGGTGCGGGTAAAGCCCCTAAGTCTGAGAAAGATAAAGCCAGACGCAAGTCATTTAAAGCTCGTCATGCAAAGAATATTGCAAAAGGTAAAATGTCAGCAGCGTACTGGGCAAACAAGGAGAAGTGGTAGTGGCAGGATTGTATGACAATATTCACGCTAAACGTAAGCGTATTGCTGCGGGTAGTGGGGAGAAGATGAGAAAGAAGGGCGCTAAGGGCGCTCCTACAGCTAAAAACTTTAGACAAGCTGCTAAGACAGCTAAAAAGAGGAGTAAGAAATAATGCCATCAGGAAAAGGAACCTACGGTACTAAAAGAGGAAGACCCCCTAAGAAAGTCAAGAATAAGCCTAAAAAATAATACTTGACTTTTAGACCAAAATGTGCTATAATAAAGATGTACATTGAGTACATTACTTAAACTGTCCCATAGAGGAGAAACAGATGAACGATCAAGAATTTGAAAATTACACCCGAAGTATGCAAGAGATGTTTCGTAGCGAAGGTTGGGAATATTTCTTAAATGACATCAAAGGAGGCGTACCTAACGTGAACTCCGTTGAAGCTGCTAAGGATGAAAATGACTTATTCTTCCGTAAAGGTCAGTTGGCTGTTATGGCTAACATCCTCAATCTTGAAGCACAACTAGACAGCGTTATAGAAGAACGCAACAACCCACAAGCTGAGGGTCAAGAGGAAGCCGCTTAATGCGCTTACTTTTTGATTTCAGATGTCCTGACAATCACGTTACGGAGGCTTTAGTGGCCTCCGACGTTACAGAACATTTGTGTGGTTTGTGCAGTAAAACTGCTAAAAGAATTATATCTCCTGTCCGTTGCTCACTTGACCCCATCAGTGGGGACTTTGTAGGTGCTACTATGAAGTGGGCGAAACAACGCGAACAGAAGATGAAGCAAGAAAGAAAGGCAAACTCTTAGCAGACCTTTCTACATGAACCATATCACTCCATAATACGTTAGTACGGAGATTTAATAATGGCTACACTTATAGACGAGCGTTTGGAAGACGACGAACAACAAACCGAAGAAGCTCAACAAGCTGAACCTCAAGTAGAGGAAACTCAGTTTGAAGAAGACAACGAAGAAGCACAAATACCGGACAAGTACAGAGGCAAATCAGCCGAAGATCTTGTAAGGATGCACCAAGAAGCTGAGAAGCTTTTAGGCCGTCAAAGTGCGGAAGTCGGTGAGCTTAGACAAGTCGTTGATAGTTACATTCAGACACAACTCTCGCAACAATCAGCACCACAGCAACAAGATGAAACTGTTGATGAGGTAGATTTTTTCTCTGACCCAGAGACTGCCGTAAAAAGGGCAATAGACAATCACCCTAAGATTAGGGAAGCTGAACAGATTAACGCAGAGTACAGAAAGACTACTGCACTGTCTCAGCTACAGGCCAATCATCCTGACATGGAGACAATCCTGAAGGACGAGAAGTTTGCAGATTGGATTAAAGCATCTAAGATACGGACTCAGTTGTTTGGACAAGCGGACAAACAGTACGATTACGAAGCAGCCAATGAGCTGTTTAATCTATGGAAGGAACGTAATCAGGTTGTCCAACAGACAGCACAGGCTGAACAGGCAGGACGCAAACAAGCTGTTAAGAAGGCAGCTACAGGCTCCGCTAAGGGCAGTACAGAATCTAAAAAGAGAAAGATTTACCGAAGGGCAGACATTATTAAACTTATGCGTACAGACCCTGAACGATATCAGTCATTGTCCGAAGAGATCATGAAGGCTTATCAAGAAGGGAGGGTACGAAACTAATCTATTAAGGAAATCTTAAAATGGCTACTTCAGTATATCCCAGTCAAACAGGTGCGGTAGATAATGCCCGCGCCGCAACTTTTATCCCCGAGATTTGGAGTGACGAAATCGTTGCTGCATATCAGTCTAACCTTGTCCTTGCTAATCTTGTTAAGAAGATGTCAATGACTGGTAAGAAGGGTGACACCATCCACATTCCTAAGCCCACCAGAGGCGTTGCTACTGCTAAGGCAGCAAAGACCGCTGTTACTATTCAGGCTGACACTGAGGGTGAAGTACAAGTCGTAATTGACAAGCACTTTGAATACTCTCGTATGATTGAAGACATCACCGAAGCACAAGCTTTGTCTTCACTCCGACAGTTCTACACCGGAGACGCAGGTTACGCTCTTGCTAAGCAAGTAGACAATGACTTGTTCACTTTGGGTAAGTCTTTCGGTGACGGTGACGGATCAGACTGGACTAACAGTGCTACGTTCATTGTTAATTCAGGTGGCACCGGACTTGACGCCTATGCTGGCGCAGGTACTGTAAATGCTTTCACTGATGCTGGCTTCCGAGCTTTGATTCAAAAGATGGACGACGCAGACGTACCGATGGACAACCGTTCATTTGTTGTACCTCCTTCACTCCGTAATGCAATTATGGGTGTTGAGCGTTATGTGTCTTCTGACTTTGTTGACGGTCGGGGTGTACAAAACGGCAAGATTGGTAACTTGTACGGCATTGACGTATTCGTAACCAGCAACTGTCCTTTGACTCACAGCACCACTGTTAAAGCCGCCTTCCTTGTCCACAAAGACACGATGGTAATGGCTGAGCAGCAGGGCATCCGCTCACAGACTCAGTACAAGCAAGAGTTCTTGGGTACGCTTTACACCGCAGATACGCTTTACGGTGTTAAGACGTTACGTCCAGAATCAGGTTTTGTATTGGCTGTAGCCGCTTAATCTATAAAAATATGTGTGAGGGAACACCTTCGGGTTAGTACCTCACTTTTTATTCGTTTATTTTTTTAGTAACAGCGGAGAGTAAGTATGGCGATATTTAGAGGGGACGGAGGCTCTGGGGACAGTAGTACAGATGCCTACGCCAGTCAAATAGCAGTCTACGCTCAAACTGCTACTACAAAAGCAAATGAAGCTGAAGCCTCTGCAACCGCAGCGGCAACCAGCGCAACCAACGCTGCTAACAGTGAAGCAGGTGTAAGTACAGACGCTACCGCCGCAGCAGCAAGTGCAACCGCAGCAGCTACTAGCGCAACTAATGCCGGTACAAGCGAAACCAATGCTGCTACAAGTGCAACTAACGCAGGAACAAGTGCAACTAACGCAGCTACTAGCGAGACTAATGCTGCAACCTCTGCTACCAATGCAGGTACGTCAGAGACTAACGCAGCAACCAGTGCTACTACTGCTACAACTAAAGCATCAGAGGCTTCTACAAGTGCCTCCAATGCGTCCGGTTCCGCTACAGCAGCAAGCACCAGTGCTACAAGCGCAGCAACCAGCGAAACTAACGCTGGCACAAGTGAAAGTAACGCTGCTACGAGTGCCACTAATGCTGGTACTAGCGCAACTAACGCAGCAGCAAGTGCAACGGCAGCATCAGCGAGTGAAAGCAATGCGTCTACATCAGAAACCAACGCAGCCTCCAGTGCCACAGGTGCAGCCACCAGCGCGACTACAGCTACGACTAAGGCAACGGAAGCAGCAACTAGCGCAACCAGTGCTGCCACCAGTGCAACCACAGCAACAACCAAAGCTGGAGAAGCAAGCACTTCCGCAACTAATGCAGCAACTTCTGAAACAAATGCTGGCAATTCTGCTACAGCCGCTGCAACGTCTGCAACAAACGCTGGCACATCAGAGACCAACGCTGCAACCTCCGCTACCAACGCATCTAACAGTGCAACAGCGTCAGCTTCTAGCGCAACAGCGGCAGCAAGCAGCGCAGCGTCAGCGGCATCAGCCTTAGACTCTTTTGATGATAGATATTTAGGTAGCAAGACTTCAGACCCAACTACGGACAACGACGGTAATCCATTAGTTACCGGCGCTTTATATTACAACTCAACCACTGGCGTTATGCGAGTGTACGACGGTTCTAACTGGATTGACTCAGGCTCCGGTTTAACCTTTGCTGAACTACAGGGCAAACCGACTACATTAGCTGGCTACGGAATCACAGATGCAGCTACGTCAACACAAGGCGCTTTGGCAGACTCAGCACTACAATCAGACTCAACTCTAAATGCAACGAATATGACAACAGGTACGCTTTCAGGCGGCACTTACTAAAGAGGAACTTAAACAATGGCTACAACAATTGTAACTAAATATGGATCAGATGCTCCAGCAGCCTCAGACTTAGTAAGAGGTGAGCTTGCAGTAGACACAGAAAACGGAAGGCTGTACACGGAAAACAGTAGTGGTGCTGTTGTTGAGATAGGGTTGAATCCAGAGGGAAATGTAGACGTAACCGGCTCAGTGACTGCTGATAAACTGATTACTGACAGCGGGGTTGACGCCGCTAGTTTTACTTCAACAGGCTCAACTTACGTTGATATAAACAACGGAACCGTTACGGGTCGATTGCAAACCATATCATCAGATTTCTTTATTGGCACAGCAACAGTAGGAACAAGCCTAGCTTTTAAATCTGGAAATAATGTGGAGGCCATGCGCATCGACTCTAGCGGCAAAGTCATGGTGGGGACATCAGTTGCACCTCATCAAAAACTAACAGTCACAGGTGCCAGCGGTTCAGCGGATGGGGTGCTTTCAAACGGCATTTTAGCACTAACAACTGGTACGGGTGTGCTTGCAGACACGCGACTTCTGATGGGCATTGTTGACGATAGCTATGCATGGCTTCAAGCGGCAGACTATGGTGTGGCTTACCGTGATATTGTTTTGAACCCTAATGGCGGCAACATCGGGATTGGTACCGCTTCTCCATCTTTTATAACCGGATCAGGTCTTGAGATTCAACGAACGACTGCTGATGCAACCCTTCGTCTTGAGCATACCGGTGCTAATGCATTTGAATTATCAACAGAATCAACACAAGTTACCTACAACTCAGTGTCGTCCAAGCCGCACGTTTTTGAGGTAGGCAGTGCCGCAAAAATGACCATAGCCGCAGACGGCTCCGTCGGGATTGGTACTGATTCGCCTAGTGCAGGTGCAGTAGGTGGAACAGTTGTCCACGTTCAGAATAGCGGAGGAACAGCCTCTGTTCGCGTAGACCGAAGTGATGCGGCTACGTCTGGAACCTTGTCAATGACATCTGGCAACACTTCAAACAGCTTATTTGGGACTGGCGCAAAGCCAATGACATTTGCTACTGACTCTACAGAACGCATGCGCATCGACTCATCAGGGAATTTAAATGTTTCAAGGTCAGCATACACAAGCGCTTCTACAAACGGTTTTCACGCGAATGCTAGTGGCTGGACGCATACTTCTGTCAGCAATGAGCCTGTTGCTTATTTCAATAGAAATACGTCAGACGGAGATGTAATTAGAGTCCTCAAAGCAGGCAGCCATGTCGGGAGTATTGGTAGTGCCGCTGGCGACAAGATGTCTGTAATAGGGACTAATCAAAATTTACAAATTGGAGCAAACGGCGCAAACGTATTTAATGTAAGTACAACCAGCGTTTATCCAGCAACAGATAATGCAACAGACTTAGGCTTTAGTTCGTCAATACGCTGGAAAGACCTGTACCTTTCAGGCAACGCATACGCTGACAATTTCATAGGTACAAATGACGGAGACACGTTTATCGCCATGACCGGCAGTAACGTCATGCGCTTCTTTACTGGCAATTCCGAAGCCGCTAGGTTTGATAATTCTGGCACCTTTCTGGTGGGGAAAAGCAGCGGAGCTGCCTCTGATGATGGACATCAAATTTTTGGAACAGGTCAACATTATTATTATTCAACTGCTACTGAAGTTCAGCGTTTCTATGAAACCACAACACAAAAT